CTTGTTCCTGTTGTGGTTAAAGTCAAGGCCCCCTGAGCATCAATGTCACTTAGTACCTGAGCTCCTGTCCTGTACTTTATTAATCCTCCATCAGATACAATAAATCTGTCAGTATCAGTAGTAGCATTTACAATGCTGTTTACATACAGGTTGCCGCTAACCTCAAGCTTGTATCCATTATCAACGAAGCCTGTGCCAAGAATAAGGTTACCATTGGCAAACATCCGTGACACCTGAGTGCCAGCAATTGAGTTGACAACAATGCCATCAGTGTAGCTATGTACAGTTGACCTCGGAGAACCGAAGTTATTCATCTGTATAGCATACGTGTAAGGAGTCAGTCCAATGTTTGTGAAGTTTACCGTACCCCCGGTTGCGCTATTGTATTGAAAGTTGAATGCATCAGGGCCATAAGACAATGGGCTATCAGCTAATGATGTAGCACCACTCCACATAGGTAGAGTGAAAATCGTACCAGTCCCAGTTACCGGATTAGTTAACGCATTCTGCTTATTGTTGAATGTGTTCCAGTCAATGCTGGATAGGTATCCATCTGAGCTTGCTCCTGACTGAGTAATGCCTATCGTGCCTGATCCTGTAATAGTTCCCCCTGTCAATGGACCGCTAGTCGCTATGCTTGTTACTGTGCCTACGCTCCAGCTCCTGTTGGCAGACAAGTCAAATGTCGTACCATTAATTGTCAGCTCTCTTGTTAGTGGAACACCGCCAAGCCCTGCTAATGTGTAGTTAGGGACATTTAATATTCCAGTCAGATTGCTGTATGTAGAAGCACCGCTGTTGCCTGTAGTAGTTAAACTAATTGCGCTTCTAGCTCGTAGGTCGGTGTAGTATAAGTTGGTCCCCTCAGCAATGTCAGTAGTTGTAAGCACAACCTCACCAATCTGTCCGTTAACAGAGATTACTGCGTCCGTGTTATCGACCTTCTCCCAAGCTGAGCCATTAAAGATGGCCCAATCCCCAAGCTTCCAATCGGTAATGCCGTTAAGGTTTGTATTACCAGCTACGCTTACCACATAGTAGTTACCCTGCACGCCCACTGAGCTCACTAAGGTTGGAGTGTTGGTTGCTGCGTTCCATGTACCCTTGTACTGAACGCCACCAACAAGCGTGTTGATTTGATTCTGAACCTTACCAAATGCAGTAAGAATGCTATCAGTAGCAACAATAGCATCTCCTGTAATGGTAAGGCCTGTTAGGACTTTATTTATTACAGCTGAATTGCTGAGTGTAACGGTTGCATTTCCGGGTCCTGAAGCAGTTGCTTCACCCGATAATTGGGTGATGTAGTTGCCAGCAGGCTGATATACTGTTGCATCAAGGCTACCATCCGCTTTTAAAAACTGAGTAGCCAGTCCACCCCCAACAATAAATGCGGAAGAGGTAATGTCGAAGGCACCTAAGTCTACATTTTCAGTAGCCCCAATGTAAGGGACGTAACTGCCCCCAACAATTAGACTAGCAATATCACCAATCGTAAAATTTTTGGTGATGTTCAAGTCCTCTACGTCCGTACCAATGAGCAAGTCATTTAGGGTAGGAGTAGATATTATTGGGTATGTACTTATCTTTGCCATTAGCTCTCAGGTAATTGAACAAATATACTAAAGATTAACGTAAGAAGTCTTGCCATTTGCACGAACAGCTTTCAACTTCTGCTTTCTGTTTTTTCCTTTAGTGTAAGATACATGTACCCAATCTGGATTCTTGTCAGTTCCAAACTCCCAAATCAATTGGTCGAAATTAAGATTGTCCTTTATAAAATTATAAACATCAGCATTGGTAACTCCACTGCTGCTACCGTCCATATCGATATCAATCGCTTCACCCTTACAATGCTGAGAGGACGAACTTCCCTTAATGAATTTATTTAGAGCCTCTGATCTGTACCCAGAACTGATATGAATAGGTACTCCAAAGTGCAAACGAATAGGTTCAAATACTTTCTCCGCTAGTAATTTAAAATTCTCTAAATGCTCAGCAGTAGGATTATTGTCAATGCCATTGCGTTTTGCAGAGTCACTTCTAGTAAGCTCTGACAGATTTAAGTGTTGACTAATTTTCATTCTTATCCTTTTTAAATATTTTCTCAGCAGCTGTAATTCCCAAGGCAGCAGCAGACAAAGCAGCTACCGAATAAACTAATGCCTCGGAAGGCTCATTGACAGAATCGTGATTTGCATACAAAGTGTAGCACAAAGCTATTGCAGCAAATACACCTACAAATCTTTTGGAAGAGGCTTCTCCATTTTCAGAAAGGAATCCTTTCAACCAATCAAATAATTTTTTCATCTTATTTTATTTTAAAGTCCTTGTTAATCCCAATTGAATAGGCACCAAATGTATCTCCAAAAGCACTCTGTGCACCATAGCTTAAAACAAATGAATACCCATCATTCATAGGTACTGTGTAATTGAAATCGTATTCCATCGTGATGTCCTTATGCCAATAGAAATATCCAATCGCTGCACTTACACTAAACCTTTCGTAGATAGGAAAGGTAGCCATAACCTCCTGGTAGAAATCTTTCTTATCGTAAGTCCACCATCCACTGTTTATTCCAATAGCCGTGTCACCAAAGTACTTACCAACTTCAATCGTTGCTCCTAAAAGATTTTTAGTATCCTGTAACTTAGTATCAAAAGCCACATTAGGAGCAGCCATTATGTAGTACTGAGCTTGACACTGAAATATAAAGCTAAAGAATAAGAATACAATCAATAAATATCTCATACCGCTTTCTTTCTTACTACTGGCTTTCTTACTGCTGTTCTTCTTACAGGGTTTTTCACTACCTCTTTGCTATTTTTAAACATATCATATAAGATAGATCCAAGCAAAGCAACAGCTAAGGCAATAGCACAAACCATAAAAGTTGAAAACTTATCTAGCAAAGAAATCATCTCTTTAGTGTCTCTTGCTCCAATAGTTGTTTGGATGTCTATCAAGTCATTGACGTACTCTAGGACTGGATATATCTTGGCATCCATCTCCTTAGCCTCTTTATCTGAGACTATTCCATCCTCAGTAATTTCTTCAAAGAAATTATCGGCATCATCAATGTATTGCTGAGCCTTATCGCTTACCTCTTTCTCTTCAGGAGTTTGATAGGTTTTTAAATAAGCGGTCCACATTGTATCTGTGATTGCCTTCTCCTCTGCAATAGATTTTAAGTCAATTTTTCCGCCCTTAATTACTTTGATTTGGTCTTGTATCGCAGAACCATAGTAATCAAACTTTCTGCTAAGATAAGGTTGTGGTACCAGTCTATCCTGATACACACTTGTTGCAGTTTTTTTAATAGTGTACTCTACATATTTACCGAATCCAGCTACAGCTAAAATTATAGCGGTTAATATGATTAGTAATATGTTTTTCATTTTCTTCTTCTTACCGGTGTTTTTGGAGCCTCTTTTTTCATGAATGACATTGGATCGGCTGCAAATTGACCACTAATCTTTAAAACTCCATTTATAATCTCGGGGCTATTTAAGCCAACTAAACCATAAGCAACGGCCTTGTACATTGCATCTACCTCAAATTGCTCCATAACAAAGTAAGCAATAAGGGATGCAATCATGGAAGAAATCATTTTCTTGACTACATCAGAAGCTGTTTGATTTTCATTGGTAGTGACCAATCGAGCAATCATTCCTGCTGCGCCAATGAGTAGTACTACCCATCCACCACCTATGAAATTTTCAACAAACTTTTCCAATGTTACCTACCTTGACCCCTATATTTTTTAGGTTTTGGATTATACTTACCGTATGACTTCTTAGCTACACCGGTTCTTTTTTTACCGAAGCTAATTTTTCTTACACTTGCGACTGCCTTTGCCATTCTATTTTAGTATTTCAACAATCACTTTTAATGCCCCGGCCCCCACAAGTGTGACAAGAGCATAAAAATAATTCTTGTATTTCTTTAATTCAGACTTTAATTCATACACCTCTTTCTTCATTGTCCTCAATTCTCCAATCATTCCATTAGAGTCTCTGTCAATAGGATTCCCTGAAAGTAAAGTGTGCATGTCTTTAACAATAGCTTTAACCTCAGCTACGTCATTCTTTAACGCATCCAATTCAGCTGCCATATAATCAAGCCTATTGTTTTCCTGAGGATTCATTTACCAAAGAGCTACAATATTGTTAGCTGTTGTGTCACTAGCGAATACTCTAATTACCTGGAAGGTAGTAAGGAATCCGTTTGGTATGTTTGTAAACGTAATGTCATCTCCTCCTGCTGTTAGCACTCGAAGGATTCCTCCGGTACCTACATACAATACACAGCCTTCTACTGCTCCATTGCCAGGATTAGGAATGTCAACAGTATCACTCTTGGTTACTACTGCTGCTCTTGATTGTTGTAATTTCTGATATGCCATGATCTTATTAATTAATCTTCTTTATATGGGAACGCACGGTTAAGTGCATCTTTTCTTTTTCCACAGCCACAATCTTTTCCTGCGGCCTTAGCAACAGTTTCAACTACCTTCTTAATTCCGGTAGCTTCAGTTATTTTTTCGACAGTGTCTCCTAGTCCTTTGCTTTTCATATTCGTTATAAGAAAGAATGGCACCAACCAATTAAGACTGATGCCGCTCTTTATGATTTAGATGAATAATTTATTCAACCTCTTCAGCAGATTGCTCAGCCTGAATACTTTCTACCCATCCTGCTAAGAACTTAAAGTTCTCAATACCTTCACTTGAGAAAGTAAACTGATAGAACTCAAAGGTATCATCAAGCAATGCCTTCATATCCTTGGCCATAGCCTTGATTCCTTCTTTAGTGAACTTGTATTCACCCTTCTCATTCAAGTCCAAAACTCCACTTGATTCAGTGTGTGCATTGTCAAGACGAATGTCTTCACGCTTGTCGTTGTACTCTTCAAATAGAGGCTTAATCTTTTCAGCAATCTTCTTAAGCTTAGCCTCTGCCTTGCTGCCTTTTTCAGTAGGAGTCATGTTCAATGATCGAACTAGCTCCAATAACTCTGCATTTGTTTTGGTTACTTTCTGTGCCATTTGATTAGATTTTAATGATGAACAAATATAGTTAAACTTTAGAAATTCTTTTACCCATGCCAACTCTGCTTTTCTCTGCCTTCTTTGCAGCAAGCTTTGCTGGACTTATTTCACCCTTAGTCTTTGGTGTTTCTGAAGACACTCGCTTGGTAGGTCGGCAGTACTCATTACGTCCGCCTGCACCACAGGCCTTACCAGTCTTGGTATCCTGCCACTTCTCTGCTTCCCATCTTTTCAAACTAGAACCCTTCTCAGACTTAGTAACACTACCAGATGCCTTGCGACATTTAGCAATAGCCTGAGATGCCCTAGCGGAAGGGAACACATCGTACGATGCCTTTACCTTTTTATAGCAAGCGTCTTTCATCAGTACTTACCTCTCTTACTCTTAGGGGATGATTGAGTAGATCCTCCGGGACCTGCCCATAAGTTCTTACATGCCCAGTACCTAGCAGACAATTTATCTGAAGCACTGTCGCATTTATGACGAGCCTTAAATGAAGACCGTGCCGCTGCCGAATAGTTATGACCATAACCCTCAGCTCCAAAGTGAATTAGCTTTTCTTGTCCGTTAGAACAAGCTTTAACCATCCTCTTCTTGCCGGGCCTGTCAGAGGCAACGACACGATTACATTTCATCTTAGACTTTTCAGCCATAATTACTTCTTCTTGCCTACCTTCTTAGAGGCTACTTTTTTAGCTACAGCCTTAACAGCTTTCTTTGCAGCCATTGCCTTCTTTGGTCCACCTAGGACTGCGGCCTTGGGCATACCCATAGCCATCATTTGATCTCCTTTCATTTCTTTTTTGGTTTGTAAGATGTTGCTGATTTAACTTTTTGAGTGCAAGGTTGCATATTGTTTTTGTTTAAATGTGATACCTTTGTTTACAAATGTAATAATAAAAATGAAATCAAATAAAAGAGACTACCTGAAATTCTGGAAAGTAATCCGTGAATACTTTAAGGTAAGGCATAATCTAAGCCAAGCAGATCTAGACATGCTGCTCTACCTATACTCAGAACGCTACTTTAATATCACCACCTTCAGGCAATACGAAAAAATATTTAGCTGGAATAAAGAAAGGTTCTACAGATTAATAAAAGAAGGATGGATTGAGCTCTTTGCAAGTAGACAGAAGGGTAGACCTGCCATGAGATCTAAGGCATTGTACTGCCTGTCCTATAAGGCAAAGCGAATGATTAACTCAATCTACAAAAAGTTAGAAGGAGAAGAAATTCCTGAGACAATGTGCAACAACCCCATGTTCAAGAAGAACGTGAGGTTCTCAGACAAGGTCTACAAGAATATGATTATTACTATGAATCAGGAACTAAAGGAGAATAGACTTACAGGACAAGAACTACGTCACGTTCCTGAATAATTACGCAGTGCTCATCATTGATGATCATCACGTAGCTATTCGCCTTGTCGTAGTACACCTCATCACCAGGCTTAATGTTGTAAACCTCTGTGCCTGAGTTGATTACAACTCCACGCTTGTAGCGTAATTGGTTGGTATCCTCACCGGATAGAATTAGTCCTGAAGAAGTCTTCACTTCCTCGTCAATAGATTTGATTACAATGTTTTTTCCTATCGCCTTCATGCGTATTTTTTTTACAAAGATACTTATGTAAAGACTAGAAACAAGATACTAGAAACAACTACTCCGAATACAACCCCTATCAGAAGTCCATCTATGAAGTTCCGATAATCTCTTTCATTTAGTGCCATAAAATTATTTTTATGTTTCCAATATAAGAAAGGAATTTTAGAAATAAAAAAAAATAGTAACTTTATGGACAACAAATAAGCTTCTGATGAATCTAAAAAAGGTTAGCAGGAATGTTCATGTAATTGATTTAGAAAAATCAGAGACAAAAATAGCTTTACTATCTGACATCCACTGGGACAACCCAAAGTGTGATAGAGAAAAACTAAAGGATCATCTAGACTATTGCTTAAAGAAT